ATTATGCAGAAGGTAGAAATTATTCTGATTCTTTTCGAGAAGGTTTGGTTAGACAAAGACAAACATGAGTAAAACTAAAAGTGTGGCTATTGTTGGTCTTGGCAATAGTTTTGCAGAATATATATTAGCTAAAATTAGAAGCGAAGAGTTTGATGAAGTGTGGGCGATAAACGCTATGTCAGCAGTTATATATCATGATAAATGCTTTATGATGGATCCTCCTTCAAGGTTTTTGGATACCCCTATGGCTGGAAGACAAACAAACATAATGGCAGAAAGATTAAAAACAAAAACCAATATACCTATTTTTTCTTGCACTTTAGATGATAGATGTCCTGATGTTGTTGAATATCCACTACAAAAAGTATTACAAAAAACTAAATATGCTTATTTGAACAATACAGTTGCGTATGCTTTTGCATATGCCATAGCAGAGGAAGTTACTGATTTACACTTATATGGCATAGATTTTACTCATAAAAGTATAAACTTTGCAGAAGCAGGAAGAGCATGTTGTGAATTTTGGTTGGCTATCGCTACAACAAAAGGCATTAAAATTAATATAGCCCACAACTCATCTTTACTGGATACTAATGTGCCAGATGATCAAAAGTTTTATGGGTATCATAGATTAGAAGATCCTTTAGTTTCAACAACTACACATGGTGAAATGTTAATAACTAAAAAATCAAAACTAGACCCTCCAGAACCTTTGGATGCAACACCTAATATAATAGGTAGAGAGGATATTCCTGGAGTTACTTATGAGGAGAAATAAATGTTTTCATTAGGCTCATCAATCGTTGGAAGTGTAAACGTAGTCACTTCTGATAAAGGTGGATTAACAAACGAACAAGTAGCAGATTTATGTGTAGATAAAATTGTAAGTATTTCTGATCAAGCTCCAGAACATGTTAAACAACAAGCCAACCAATATAAAGAACACCTTAAAAAATTGTTGTATCATTATTTACTCTTGGCAAGAAAGGAAGAACGAGCTAGTATTGTTCATATCTTAAGATCCAATGGTCAAAAAGAAATGGCTGAATATATAAGGAGACTATAATATGGCTATAGCACAAGCAATGTGTACTTCCTTCAAGAAAGAGTTATTAGAAGGTGTACACAATTTTAAAAACTCTGGCGGAGATACTTTTAAGTTAGCATTATACGCAGAGGGTAGTGGTGGTAAATCGTCATCAACTGCAACCTTAGGAGCGGCGACTACTGTCCTAGCCACTGCTGGAGAAGTAGCATCAAGTGGCACATACACTACTGGTGGTGGTACTTTAACAAGAGTAGATCCAAGCACATCTGGAACAACTGCGTTTACAGATTTTGCTGATTTAAGTTTTACAACTGCAACAATTACTGCAATGGGAGCTTTGATATATAATAGTTCTGACAGTAATAAAGCTGTAGCTGTGTTAGATTTTTCATCTAATAAAACATCTACTTCTGGAACTTTTACAATACAATTCCCAACTGCTGACGCTTCCAACGCTATTATCCGTATAGCTTAACTATTTAAGGTTTAGCTATGGCTACTAGTGGTTGGGGTGATGGTGCTTGGGGTGCCTCTTTTTGGGGTGGCTTTGTTGATGCTGATGTAAGTGTTACTGGTGTCGCAGGAACTTCTGCCGTTGGTGAAGAAGGGGTAACTGGAACTAGCGTAGTAGTTGAAACCGGACTATCTGCAACTGGTGTTGTTAATTCAAGTGGCGTAACTTTTCTTTTTGCCTATCTTCAAACGGGTGTCTCGGCAACTGGAGCTATAGGTAATGAAACTGTTACTGGTGGTAGTACTTTATCTGCGACTGGCGTAAGTGGAACGACTACTTTAAATTCAGTAGCAATTGGCGGTTCTACTGATGTTGTTTTAACTGGTGTTTCGTCAACTGGAGCAGTAGGCACTGTATTACCTAAAATACCAAAAACTGTTGCTGTAACTGGTTTGTTAGGAACGACTGGGTTTTTATCTGGTTGGGGTAGTTCTGCTTGGGGCGATCATATTTGGGGTGGTGGTGTTTTTGCTGATGTAGGGCAAGTTATAACACCGTCAACTTTAGTAGCAACAGCACTTGCTCAAACTCCTACAATTACGGGAACATGTATATTTAGCATTACTGGAGTTGCAGGAACAACGGCATTAGGTAACGCACTCGCTGGAGCAGGAGCTAGAGTTATTGAAACTGGTTTAACTGGATCAGTCAATATTGGTAATGAGGCTGTTACTGGAACAGCATTAATATCAGCTACTGGTGTTTCTAGTTCTGTTGCTATAAGTCAATATTCTGCAACAGTAATAACAAAAGTTATAACTGTACAATCTGTAGGTGGTGCAAATAAATATTTTGTTGATGGAGTACAACAAGCAACTGTAGACTTATATGAAGAAAACACTTATA